CGCCAGCGGTGTTCATTCTCGCTCTCGTCATATCCGTCCGTGTATCCGTCATGTTCCTTGACCCATGTTTTCGACTTGTCCTTTGTCCAGCCTTCGTCTTTCAGAAAACGCATACTCTGGGTGTGCGTCTTGCCAGCAGGGGCCGCTCTGTTGACGTTAGGCATCCGGTTTGGTCTCCGTCTGTCCGGGAATCTGCGCCTTGATCAATGTGCCTTCCGCAAGGCCCATTTCCTTTTCGATGTCCATTGCCAGTTGCAGGTTCGCGGCTTTCTCTCTCAGCGATTCCTCAAGGTCGCGCCCACGTCGTTTGGCCGAAGCGGAAAGCGGTACAAGACCGAGTTGCCATTCAAGCATATCGGCCTGATTCGCTTCCTGGCGATCTACCCACGGCTCTTCCGGGGCCTGCCAGTCAACCTTATACCACTCGCTAACCGCAAACCCATTGCGCCGCTCGGTCGGCGCCGGCGGCAAATCCCCGTGCTTGATGGCCTTGGCGATGCGCCAGTTCCACAACCGTTGCAACATCGTATCAATGAGCCAACGCTGCCAGTTCCGCATTGTGCGGTTGGTGAGCAGCAAGACTGCTTTCATCCGCGAAAAATCCGCAGACGAAAAATCGAGCGTGAAGAACTCATAGGGCAAATCGAGCGCGGCGGAGGCAAGCATCAAGTTGAGTTTCATGTAGGGAATGTGAGTCGCGCCAGGGACCGGCGATGCTTTCAGGTCCAGCCCCTCGCCAGGCCGCGTCTCATAAATTTGTCCCCAATCCATTTTATAGGTCTGCCGAGCGCCGACAGTCTGCGTCGTGCTGCCGCGTGGTAGCGCGTTGAGTCCAGCGCCGCCCATCTTTTGCAACACGCCAATTACCATCGACTGCGCTTTCGCCGTGTTCAGCGTGTACAAGGACATGTCATGCACGTCCTGCATGACTGGCACGACTGGTGCCAGATCAGGAATTTCCCGCACCTGGTCTGGTCGCCACGCGGGACGGATCACGGGCACCATGTTCTCTCGCGGCACAAATCCTTCCTGGTGCTCGCCCCAGAAAGTCCCGTTCTCATCGCGCCCGTGCACCCAATAGCCCAAAACGATTCCCGTGCCGCGATCCAGTTTGACGCCGAACGGAAACGCCTTGGCCTTCTCTGGCTCCGTGGGGACGCGAATGCGCTCGCACTCGATGGGACGCACTTGACCATTTTCCAGCAATTCAAGGTACAGTCCCCCGTGCGTGGGCCGCAACGACACAGCCTGCCAGCACAATGCCCATAGATTCACTCGCTGCCGGACATCACAGACCTTGCTCCACTCCGACCACCAAGCTTCTGCCTGTTTGTTCCAATTCCGGTCAGACGTTTTCGCTTGCGGCAATATCCCCGTCCCCACGACGTGCGAGGCGAGTCGGTCGCACAGGCCCGCAATGACCGCATCGTTGCGCCTCATATCAGCGGCCTTGAGCCGGATCGTCTCAAGCGTTAGGTCTCGACTCGTTAGCGAGTCTTCGTCACGCGGCGTTGCCCGGTCCCAGCCAAGGTCACGCCGGAATCGAATCGAATCGCCCGCATCGTAGCCCAGGGCCAAACGCTCACCCAGCGACCGCATCGCATTGCCGATTTTCCCGCGCAGAGTCATGGCGTGACAGACCCCTCATCTATGGGAGAGCGGAAGTCGATATAGCCGATCCCCCGGAGATAGAGCCGTGATTTGATGCGTTCGTAGATTTCACCCTCGCGGTCACGCAGTTGCGGAATCTGCGCTCGTGTGATTGACCGGCCCGCTATCGAGTACGCCTGAATGTCCGTCGCGGTCAATGCCGAGAGTGCCGTCCGGCATAGATACCATTCATCAATATCACTCAGGACTTCCAGCCGGTCAACGGTATCGGTGAGGCTGGCCGCCGCCGTGATCAGCGCGGCCTTGAGATCAGACAAGTTCGACATACATTCCCCGCGCCAAAGAAAAAGAGCCGTGCGGAGATGTGGCCCCACACGGCTCTTGACTTACGTCGGATCGCGCTAGCTAGGCGCGACCCCATCTTTGGTTGAAGAAATCCTTTGAGATTCCGCGGGAAATGTCAAGCGCAAATGGCGAAAATCATGTGGACGTTTCTTCGCCGATTTCCTGAAATACCCCGTACCGCTTGGCCGCCAGAAGTGCCAGACACTCGGCGTCCCAATAGTGATTTGGTCGGTGTGTCGGATTGATCCAACGGCCGTTGACGTTCCGTTCGGCGGTCATCTGGTCGCAATAGGCCCTGTCCGCTGATTGCCCTCGCGGCACGAGCCAACGGCGCGCCCCTTCGCCCTTCTGGATCAGGCGGGCCAGCATGTCTTTTAGCATGTCGGGATCGTGTTCCAGGATTTCGATGATACGCGCCACACCTGTCCGCTCGCTTCGGGCGCGACCCTCGTTCAGATCGAAATGATTGACCGCAAAGAGGGACCGCCCGCGCCGTCCAACACCTAGACACGGAACATATCCCGTGTGCGTGGCGCACCATTCTTGGACCTCGCTTGTCCGGTAACGTTGATCGACCAAGATGAACCGCGCATCGAACTTGGCCGCGAGTTCATCCAGCGCCGCGAAACTCGACACGTCGCCCGCCCAGATCAAGGCGCTATCGCCCCCCTGAATGAACTGCCTGAACACGGCCACAAGATAACCCTTCTGGACATCCGCCCCTCCGAAGACGCAACGCTCCGTTTCAGCGTACTCTGATCTGTACGGTTCGACATCGGCGAAGCATTGCCCCCCGTCATAGTGTCCTTCCAGTTCGGCGAACACGGATGAGCGCAGCAGATTTTCGTAATGCACATACGGCTCGCCGCATTCCGCATTGATGAAATCCTGCAACGCGCTTTTGCTTTCCTGCGCCTTGATCCACTGGGCGGCCAGATAAGAGTGCGTGACGAATTTCGACAACCATGATGGGCAGTGAAAGCTCCGCATCTTCGGGTCTTTAGCCTGAGACGTTGCCCGCCATGTCCCCCGATCTACCGCCCCCCACCGCTGCGCGTCCGTCCAGGGAACCCGGCACGCCGCACATTCATAGTGCGCCCCTAGGCACGCGCCACTGGGATTTGTCTGTGCGAGCTTCATGTCAACCCGGAACTGGCTCCATGTCATAATCTGTTCCGCGCCGCACGACCAACATGGCACTGACAATTTCCGTTGGTCTCCGTTCAGCCATTGCAACCAGATTTCGCCTTGATCATCGGTCGGCGTGCTGCCCTCGATGATTTTCGCCAGGCCCTTTTTGCGGAATGCCTTTGTGCGCTGTCGCGCAAGCGCGGCGGCGCCGGCCTCGCCCTTCGATTGCTGTGGGTACTTTTCCACTTCGTCCAGGATCAACCGCCGGATCGGTTTGCCTCCAAGCTTGCCCGGCGAGTTCGCGCCAATCCAGAACACGGTCCCGCCCCCGATCCTCTGATGCAGCTTTGTCCAGTCGCGCCGTCGATTGATCGGCAGGAATTTCTGAAGCCCCGGCGACCCCTCCCAGAGCGGCAACCAACTCTCCGTTGACTTCTCACGGGCATCGCTTGACGAGTTCATCACGACCATCGCGCTGGACGGGTCAACGGTCATTTCCTTCGCCAGGTAACACAAGCTCGTTGTTGTCCATCCGGTCTGCGACCCCTTCACCATCACGACGGTCTCACAGGCCGGATCATCCAGAGCTTCAATCGGTCCGCCCGGTCGGGCGAACGCGGCCACATGCTCAACCCTCCACGGCCCCGGCTCGCTGGTCGGAAACGGCGGAGCCAGATAGACCAACTCAGTCGCCCATGTGACCGTGCTCAGGATCGGCGAGGGCCGACAGTAGGGCAACCGCCGCAATTCCTGAAGGCTCATTTCTCTAGCGCCTCCTCAGTCGTGATCCCGACCTTGCACCAACGCTCAACAATCGAGCGTATCTCCGCGTCTATGATCGTGCGGACCTCCACGGGCGAAAACGCTCTGCCGCTAAGTACGCTCGCAAGCCGCGTCCCAATGGAGAAAAGATCAGAACGAATCACCTCCGCATCCTGCTTGGCCGCGGCAACCACGTCCGAACGCGACACAAGCTCGCCGCGCTCGCGCCGTAACCGCAAGGCGATAGCGTCGCCCCGCAAACGGCACAGTCTATGCCACGCGGTTTCGGGCTTTCTGGGCCTGCCAGTGTTACCTTTCGCCGTTTTCGTCACACGATTTTTTGTTTTTCCCCTCATTTTTGCGCACAAAGCAAAGTCCATCAACCCTCGATCATCCCCCCCTCTGCGAAGAACCTACCGGGACACCCCCGCCCCCGGCCCCGACCTCGATCCGCGTGACCTTGGCCTGCTGCCGCTTGTCCAGGTCGAGGCCGTAGTAGGCCGCGATCAGGGCGAGGGACAAGATCACCGTGGCAAACCAAGACCAGAGTTCGGCCCCTAGATCGGACTGACGGCGGCGCGTGAGCACGTAGCAGCAGTGGGCCAGCCAGAGGCCAAGGATCAGACAGGCGATCATTGACTTTCTCCTTTCGCGCTTCCTTACTCCTCCCACCAAGCCCGAACCCAGCCCATAATTTTATTCCGTCTCCGCATCTGGAAGTCGAACAGACTGCCCCACTTGTCCCGCGCCCGCCGGAACCGTTCGATCCCGTGTCGTGACCATGCGACCTTGCCGACATGTCCGCCCTTGACTTCGATCAGGACAAGCGTACCGTCCTTTCGGATAGCGAACACGTCTGGCCGGTAGCTCGTGCCGTCCCCGAAGTCAAGGGTGAGGGCATTCGGGAAGGCGGCCTTGTAGTAACCAGCCCGTAGCGCTGGCTCGACCCATGCGCGCCAGAACAGGGCCTCGGTCTTGGACCCGAACAGGCGGCGCGCGCGCGCTGACTTGGCCGGTTGGTCGGCGGCCCCCGGTCTGAGCCGTTGCATGTAGCTGTCATATTCCGCTTGCGTCATCCTCGGTGCTCTGCTCATGGCTTGTTCCTCCTCATAGTCCCGCCAGCCTGCCCAGGGCCAACGCCCATGCGCCCCGCTGCCGACAGGAGACTAGCCGTTGCGTAGTATCCGCTGGCTTGGCCCTATGATGTGCGCATGTCGCGTACCGCTCGGTGCCTGTTCCTAGTCGGTTCTCAACGTCATACGTGGCCGTGTCCCCGCAGTAGCGGCATGTGTCCGGGAAGTCTGGCTGGCCTTCGTTCTGTGCGCTCGGACCGTTCATTGTGTTGCCCCCTTGGTTCTGTCCCCCGCGTTCATCTGCCCTATCAGATCAGCCGCCGCCATCATCCTCAACCATGTCCATCTTGCCTCTCTGTGCCTAGCCATCCGATTTTTTCGATAACGCTGCGTCCTTTCCGCAATCTGTGTTCTGTGCGTGGCGTAATAGGCTCGATCCCTTTCCGCAATCTGCGCTCTATGCGCGGCGCGATAGGCTCGCTCCTTTTCCGCAACCTGCACTCTGTGCACAGCACGATAGGCTCGACCCCTTTCCGCAATCTGTGTTCTGTGCGTGGCGTAATAGGCTCGGCCCTTTTCCGCAATCTGCGCTCTATGCGCGGCGCGATAGGCTCGCTCCTTTTCCGCAACCTGCACTCTGTGCGCGGCGCGATAGGCTCGCTGGTATTCCGCAATCTGTGTTCTGTGCGCGGCGCGATAGGCTCGCTGGTATTCCGCAATCTGTGTTCTGTGCGCAGTACGATAGTCTCGCTTCCTTTCCGCAACCTGCTCTCTGTGCGCGGCACGATAGGCTCGCATCCTTTCCGCAACCTGCTCTCTGTGCGCGGCACGATAGGCTCGCATCCTTTCCGCAATCTGCACTCTGTGTGCAGCGCGATAGGTGCGCTGATATTCCGCATTCTGGGCTCTGTCCGCAGCGCGTGTCACTTGATCTGCTCCAGAATCTTCTGCATCTCCGCCCCGCTCAGAACGCAACCCCGCTTGAAATAGACCTTGTTCCCGATCACCATATAGGCGGGTTGCTCCGCATACTGTGCATTTCTGGCGTCGATAGCCTCCAGCCATGCCTTCTGCTCCTCCACATTTCGCACCGATGTTTTCGCGCAAACCTGCTCCACCGCCCGAATCGGCGCCTCCAGCAGATCAATCTTGCGGCTCTCCCCCTCCCGCGTCATGAAATCAAACTTCTCCCGATTCATCACCCGCTCCTGAAGGCTGTACGAAAGCCCCCGGATAATGTCCGCCCGCCTTGGCTCGTCAAATGGCGTCAACATCAGTTTCGGGTGTATCCACTTCCGGCCCAGTGCCTCCAACTGGCTCCATGTCGCCTCGGAGATCTGATTCTTGAACTCCTTGTGGAACAGATCGGCATTGCGCGGGTTGTCATCCAGTGCCCGAACGTAAATCCCCGCCGCCTTTACAATCCCGTCAACCCCCTCCTTGAATGCCGCTCTGAATTGACTCACATACCGCGTGATTACCTCTGTCCTGTTCATCTTGTCTTTCCTCCTTTTTCCTTCCGTCCGTTCACTCCGCCCCTTTCCTCCAGTCCGTTCATTCCTTCTTTTCTGTCGCCTCCTTTCTCGTTTGTCTGTGTTCCTCCAGCCACCCCGCCGCCGCGTCCGTGACCGACCGGCCTTGGCCGGGTCCACCGTGCGGCTCAAACTGGTGATGCAGCCACTTGCGGATGATCGTGCTCAGGCCGTGCTCAGGGTCCAGCCGAAGGATCGGCGAGACGCTCAGGCAGAGAATCGGGAACCATGCTAGGTTCTTGTCGTTCGTCTTGCCGATCAGGTTCACGGCGCGACCCGTCTCGTCCTGTACGACCGTCAGGTACACGGAGACCTCGCCTACGGCCAGCTTGCGCGTGCAACTAGCCCACGTGTCCACGCGGCCCGCCGTGTCCCTGTGGCCCGGCCCGGTCATTGGCCCTCCCGATCCTCAGTGCTCTTGACGCCCACCGGGATCATGGTACGCATTACCTCCTCGTACGCCGCAAGCAGGCGCAACGGCCCTCCATCATCGGTGCGCGTCCAGTATATCATCCCCGATAGTCCCCACTTATCGCTACGGTGCGATGGACGCTGGCGCAACTCCATTATCTCAGCCCCGAACAGTCCTGATGGACTAGGCGGCGAGTCTTTGGCTTGCCCGCCACGGTGCAGGAACAAGAGCCAGACTGGCAATCCGATACTATCCCGAATCGTGCAATAGTCGCGCCAGTGTCGCCTATCAATGCCCGTCTCAAAAACGCCCCCTTGCCTCCACCAAGTGAAGGCCGCCTTGTGTTTCGCCTCGATCCATATAACGCCACTCCTGCCGAAAACACAGAAGTCAGGCGCAATCAGAGAGTGTCCTTTTTGGAAGACCTGCGGCCCCTTGCCCTCGTCAATGAGCTTTTCGTACACGGGCAAGATGCTTGCCCCGCGCTCTATCAGCCATCGCGCAATCGCAGACTCACCAGCTTTTCCGGTTGCGTAACCGTCCGCAAAGTTCATTTTTCGATCTTCGCCACAATGCCGTATTGCCTGAACTCGTTTGCGAACCGCTGCCAGTGTTTTCCAAAGTACACTACTGCTTGCCCCTGGAGCGGCGCGGCCTTCTTGCGCGGATGCCAGAACTTGACACGACCTGTTGGGAAGCAGAAGCCTGTCGCCACCGAACACAACCGGGCGAACCACCTTGTTTCCGTAGCATTGTTGACAAGCACCAGAGCCTCGCTTATGTGCCCTTGCTCATACTCCGTCACGGTCTTGGCAGCGAACTTGTCAATCAGGCCCGTTGAATATGGTGGATTCAACCACAGCTTTCCGCTCCAGTCCTGCTTCAACCCGTCATTGTCTTGCGTGAATATCTTACCAGCCTTCACGATCTTATTCGCCGTTTCGCTGCTCGCTGGATCAATGTCAATCTTCCCCATCACCACCCGCGCCGACTCTGCATAGGCTTTCGGAGTGTACCACTCGTTATCACCGGAGTTCTGTGCGACGTGGGGCTTCGCCACCTTGTGCGCGGCCCAAAGCGTCATCTCGCCGGACTCTACCTTCGCCGCCAAGTCAGGCGCAGTATGTCTGATCTCGCGGGCTCTTTTGAGAGAAGCCTCGGACACCCCCATCGTCTCGGCGGCCTGTTCCTGATTCAATATCAAGGGCTCTTTTGAGCCCTTGATAACTTCGTGCTTCCGGTCCCCGCCATGCTTCAGCCCCGCCAACTTCTCCGCCACCATCGCCCGCTGCCCAGGCGTGAGATTGCGCCGCCGGTTCGTGCTGATGATGTAGCCAGCAGGATCATCGCCAACGTACTGCACCATATCTGGCTTGATGCCCAATTCCTCGCACGCCTTCAGCCTATTACGCCCATCGAGCAGAACGTCGCCCTGCATCACAAGCGGATGCAGCAACCCCTTGGCGCGGATGTCTTCGATGAGTTCGGCATAGTCATCTTCGCCCATGATAGGCCAGCATTGAGTGACAGGGTGAATCTTCATTGCGTCTCCAAGACAATGCCCGCGCCTGGTTGCGATGAACGGATGCCTGACGGCATGGGTTCCCAGGACGCGGGCAAGTTGTTTCTGTTTCCGTTCATCGCGCTATCAGCATCGCAGAATTATGGCATGATGTCAAGCGGCCCGGTCATTGGCCCCCTCCGTCCTCCGGCCACAGCGGGCGCGTCTCATTGGCCGCCGGGTCGCCGAACGCGGCCCAGACCACCGGCGCCACCCGGCGCTTCCCGCCGAACCACGGGAACGGGGCCTTGAGTTCAGGTCGCGTCGTCATCCCGTTGTTCCCGCATGGTCAGAAGCGTCCTTCTTCACTCGGATCGGCTTCCCGCATTTCGGACAAAACCGCATTTTCTCTGACAACTGCTTGACATCGTGGGGGAACCACCAGCCTGCCGTGCCACACCCCCCCCGCCAAAACTTGTCCACAGGCGTATTCTCATCTCGTCGCCAGATACAGCAACGTCTCTTCTTGCTCATCGCTCTCCCTCACTTGCCCCCTCTCGGGAACTCCCTGACCTCCCGCCCGTCAATCGTCCGGCGCTTCAGGAAGAACGGCACCCCGGCCTCCCGGCACTGGCCGTAGAAAGCCTTGGCCCAGGCCGGATCAAAGGGCCGCGCCCCCGGCCCCGTCTCCGGCCCGCAGATCACCCAGTCGATCCTGCCGAGCCACGGTCTCAGGTCAACCGGACCCAGCATCGGCTCGACCGACAGGAACCGGACCGCCGCCGGGACTTCCAGGAGCAGAGGGATCAACGAGCAGGCCGCGTCGTTGTCGTGGACGCTCACGCCGCACCAGACATTCGGCAAGTGCTCTATGCCTATGCTGTGGTAATATTCGCCCAGAATCAGTCGCATACGACAAGGCCGCTTCGTGAGCAGAAGGAAAGTGTGTTGCGGACACTCACGAATAACTTGCAGAATTATCCATGTTTCTCTTGGCCCATGTCTCCACACTTGTCTCTGCCACGGCACTTGGCCATGAAACAAGTCCCCCATCGAGCACACGAACACGCGGCTCGGCTTTCTCCGACGGTAGGGTTCATCCAATCGGTAATCGCGCAGCGTGATGGCAAACGGATCATCCTTCTTGTATCCGCACCGCCCCCGCAGCCGGTTCGCCATGCGCCGGGCGTAGCAGTTCCGGCACCCCTCGGTCTGCGCCCCGTCCGGCGGACACCCCGTGACCGGGTTCCACACCCGGTCGGCCCATTCGATCTTAGTCGTGCTCATCCTCGCTCCTCCCCGCAGAACAGCCCGGCCTGCCGCGTCCGGGCCTTGATCATGTCCACGTACTCCGGCCTCAGTTCGATCAAGACCGAGTTCCGCCCCTCCTCCTCGGCCACCTCGCCCACCGTGCCCGACCCCGCGAACGGATCCAGCACCGTCCCGCCCACCGGACACCCCGCCAGGATCATGGGCCGCACCAAAGCGGGTGGGAACGTGGCAAAGTGGCCGTCCTTGGACCGGGCGACCGCCACTGTCCAGACCGACCGCATGTTCCGTAGGCCATCGGCTGGGAAGAAACCAGCCTCGCCAGTCGTCAGTCCTTCAGTCGCGCATCGGCGAAAGCCCGAACCAGTCCTTGCGCCCCCACTCCCGTCGTCGGTCCGACCGCGCCAACCGTACTGGGCCCGGGCCCTGGATGACTCCGCTTGCGGTTCCCGGACGGCCTCTTGGTCATAGAAGTACCGCTCCGACTTGCTCATCAGGAACACATATTCATGCACCCGCGTTGGCCTGTCCTTCACGCTCTCGCACATCGCGTTCAGCTTGTGCCAGATGTTGTCCAGTCTCAGATACCAGCCGTCCGCCTGAAGTGCGAGCGCGACAAGGTGCGGAATAGAAACCTGGTCCTTGGCCTTGACATTCAGGGACGGAATGGCTAATCTACACCAACATAAACCACAGCGGCCTATGCCGTGACAATCAGGAGAGCCACATGCCGAGAAAAAAGATTCCTTGCCCGAAGTGCGGACGACCAATGGGGGCGACATCGACGGGTTGCCGGGAGTGCCACCCGACGTATCAGCGCACAGATGAGACGCGGGCAAAAATGTCTGCGGCTCAGGCCGGGAAGCCGAAGCCGTGGCTTCAGGGCAGGAAGCGTCCAGAGGTCGGTCGAAAGATTGCAGCATGGTGGACACCTGAACGCCGCGAAGCGAAGCGTCAGGAGATGCTTGGTCGTAATCCGAATGCCCGCTATCACGGCTTATCCGCGAAGTCTGCGGCTCGCCTTGTAAAACGGATCGGTCATTGTGAACGGTGTCAGCATGACGGGACAGACTCGCGCCTTGGCATCCATCATCGTAACCGAGACAAGCACGACCATCGCCTTGAAAATCTTGACGTGCTTTGCCATCGGTGCCACATGAGAGAGCACGCCACAGCAGGGGAGACCGGTTGGCAGAGTTATCACGCAAAACGCAGGCTGTGTAAGTCGGTCCCAGATTGATCCAGCATGTTCCGTCATCACGAAGTACCCGCTTGATCTCTCGGAATACGGCAACGAGATTGGCGACGTATTCCTCTGGCACCCGCTCAAGCCCGATCTGGCCTTGTACGCCGTAGTCCCGCAGGCCCCAGTAGGGCGGAGAGGTCACAATGCAGTTCACGCTCGCCTCCGGCAGCGTCCTGAGCACGGTCGCCGCGTCCCCCTGTTCAATCCGCGTCATGGCCCCTCCCGACCGTCCTGGCCTTGGCCTCCTCCCGCTCGATGGCCGCCTCGATCATGTTACCGCAATCCCTTGCGCCGGAGCTTGATGATCTCCAGCGCGTTGTCCACGACCGTTTCACCGTTCTTGTCCTTCGGGATGTCACGGTACTTGTCGTTTAGGGCCGATAGTGTCCGTGGAAACTGCTCGTCATCATCCTTGTATGTCCAGAGCGCATCCACGCACTCCCTGATGTACCGAGCGCGGAGCTTGTCCTGATCCACCGGGGCCGTGGCCGTCACGTTCCGGTCACACCGCTTGAGCCAGTTCACGAAGAACTGTCGCGTGAACTTGCGACCCCGGCCCTTCGGACTGGTCAGCCAAGCCCGCGCATCGACTAGGGCACGGTCAACGTCCACGCCGACCTTGGCGTACTCGGCCTTGAGCGTGGCGAGCCAAGCGGACTCGTCATCCTGGGGGCCGGTCGCGCCCCCCCTCACACTCCCCCCTTGGTCCTTATCCTTATCCTTGTCTTTGTCTTGTATCCTATCAATAGGATATGGATAGGGTATGGATAGCCTATTCAAGATTCCCCTAACGGCAATATGCACCTTCGATATGTCTGAGAGATGACCGTACTGAAAGGTGATGAACTTAGGCACAAACAGTTTGCCATCCGGAAGTTGAATCACATTCCCATTCATGGCAAGTAGGCAATCTGCTGGGCTTGGGTGTTTGCCGCCGCCGATGTGATACCATGCTAGGTTCCAATCGAAATCGTGAATGACCCCCGCCATGTCGCAGCGGCACAGGAGATAGAGCCAGAAACATTTGAGTGGCGGTGAGAGTCCTCTAAACCAAGCGCGTCCGAATATCTCGGTGTCGAAGAATCGCTTACTCATGGTGATCCTTTCGCTCTAACCCGCTTGTCAGTGTGTGCCCCGTGGCGCAGTTTCTTGCCTGTCGGCATGATTCCACACGAACGGCACTGACAAGCGGACTAGAACGAAATGGCTCTTTGCGGTCCATCAAACTGCCTTTCGCTTGGGGCACATTTCCCATTCACGCGGTCACACTAGAACAGGATCGCTAGGTTTGTCAACACCAAATAATTCCCCTTGCGCTGGTTGCGCCGCGACCCCGTGCCGGGTCAGGAAGGACTCGGCCAGGCCGAGGCGCACTAGGGCGCAGGCCGTCAGCAGCACCTCCGGCGTCTTCCAAGCCCCGACCTGTAACGCGGCCCGGTCTGCGGGATGGCGGTCGGTCGTCGCAGCGGTAGTCATCGTCCCTCCTCCTTGTGTTCCCCTTCGATTATCGGGAGAATCCGCTTATCCGCCCCGGCCCCGACCGCCAGGGTGAACAAGCCCGTGTAGTCCTCAAACACGTCGCCGGCCTTGAGCCTCGTGCTGACGAACCCGACCCACACGGGAAGCCCCTGCCGCTTGCCGCATGAGAGCACGTCGCCGGCCAGGTACGGCGGCTCAAGGCCAGTCTCGCGGAATTCAGCCGCCAGCCGCCCGACCCACGGCCCGACATGCAGCACCGACCAGGCCGGTACGATCACCTGTGACCAGCCGGCCCGGAAGTGATGGTGCAGTTCGGCGCACCGTCGCCAGGTCCGGCGTTCCGAGTAGTAGATGTGGGCTATCAGCATGGCCTATTGCTCCGGCTCCTGTTCGCCCGATCCGACCGCCTGACCCCGTTCGCACCATTGGGCCACGGGGCAGGCCGTTCGGCACTTGCGCCCCGCCCAGCACTCGCGGTCATTGCACGGTACGGAGCATGACCTAGTAGCCAAGGCCGCCAAGAGCAACCCCGTTTTGCGCTCAAAGTAGGCCAGCACGTCTGCGTCGGCCAGACGCGGGATCGGGATCATGTAAATCTTCCGCCTGATCCCGTACATGGCCGCGGTCTTGAGGCCACCGTCCCGGACCCGGACCTCACACTGCATCCGGTCAATACGGAAGCCAGCGGCCTCCAACCAGATTCGGTAACGATTCAGTTGCAACGTCTCGTCGTGCGTGTCGCTCTTGGCCGGATCGTACACGGACTCCTCTGTGACCTTCGGTTGCCCCTTGTTCGGCCCGCGCTGGTACAGTACGGGTTGCCCGGCCTCGTCAAGCACTGGGTCAGTACGGACGCCGCCCAGCATCAGCTTGACCGCATAGGCCCCCTTTGTTTTGTAGTCCGTCAGATCGTAGGCGTTCGGGACCGTCTCGCTCTCGGTGAGCAGGTCGGCCACGCCGGTCATGGAGTCATCTCCTAGCGACTCCTCGGCCAGTTCGTTCGGAACGGCGAACCGCTCCATCTGGCCGTGCGACAGCGTCCCGGCCAGCCGGAAGGCGCAATCGTCTGGCGACACGGCGTAGTCATGCGTGATCCGCAAGAACGCCTCCATTGTCCCCTTGAGCAGTTGCGTCGTGGACGGTCGCCCAGTCCACGGTCGTTCGGTCGCCATGAGGCGCAAGGTCGGCAACGTGCAGCACCGTTCGGCCATGCGACACCCGCCGCTGGTCAGGCAGGCCGTCGTGTCGATCTCGGCGCCGTCCGGGCAAATGAATCTGGTCAGTGGCATTGATCGGCGTCCTTTCGGTCTTGCTGGGCCGTTCCGTGAGGGATAGCCCTAGAGCCTGAGTTGAGCGAAAAGGACACCCCCAGCGTAGAAGCCGGGAGTGTCCTTCCGAGTGAGTGCTGGCCCTGTCGCCGTCGTCTCGCTTGGAGTACCGACCCTCGCGCAAGGTGTTCCCCGTTGCTGCGCTTGCCTTCTCTCGCGGGCTGGTCGGTCACACTTCCCCATGCAGCGGGAAGCATTGCATTGAGCAGGGCGGGTTGCGCCTCATCCCTGCACCTTCCTTCGTCAGCGGCCCGACAAACTCGATGTCCGGTGACTACGCGGATCGGATCGAACGGAGAAAATGCCCGGCTGTTAGGAAACCAAGATACCATGCGGTACTTGGTGCCCCCAGCCTTACGGACAAGGGCAGCCGGGCATTTTGTATGTCCATCTGCCTGTTGACCGTGATGACAGTTCCTAAGCTCGTCTTCACGCTCAAGAGTCTGTCGTATTCTTGGCACGGTGTCAACAGGAGTTTGATATTTTTTTCGCTGCATGACTGGCCTCAGAACGGCAGCTTGTCGTTCTCCGTGACCGTCCCGCACCCGGACATGTCCACTTCCGTACAGGCAATCGAGCCGTCCGTCTGGTCTTGCCCCACTGCCGGTTCGGGCATGTAGTCCTCGCACAGGCCAAGCAACCGTTCACGGAGTCGGTCCACGTTCTTCCCAGCCCTGTCCCACATCTGGACAAGGCGTAAATTGCTGACGCCGGCCTGGATACGGGCGTGATTGAGTGTGCCTCCGATGGCTGGCAACAAGGTCTGATTGAGGATGTCGCTGATCCCGGCCTCCTCCTGGGCCGCGACCTTGCGGGCGAGTTGGCCGCTGGCGATGTACGCCTTCAGGCTGTACTCCATGAGCAGGATGGCCTCGGCCTCGGCCTTGACCTGGGGCAAGTCGATTTGAGCGGCTCGGTTGTGGTGAAGCAGCGCGATGGCCGCGTTGACCGAATGCTGAACCTCGATGCTCACGTCCCGGCTGACGCGCACATCCTGGCTCGACCCGGCCATGATCGGCCCCGTCCCCGCCGCAACCGGCGGCTTGGCCGGTCCTGCTGGTCTGGCCGTGGGAGCCGCAGGCGCGGCGTCGGGGCTGTACTTCGGCGTGTAGCCCCGCTGCGTGGCGATGGCCTTGGGGATCATGTAGGCCGTCTTGCCCTTGTGGACATCGGCCTCGACCTCGATTTCCAGGCCCGGTCTGACCCACTTGGCCGCCGTGTCCGAGAGCGTCCCGAACGTGATGTTCTCGACTGGCTCGCCGTCGAGGAAGCCGGAGACCGTCCACTTGTAAAGGGAGAACGTCCTGCCCGTTGTGGCACGGGGCGCGTTCTCGATCTGTGCGTGGATTGATGTGATCTGTAGCAGCATGTCTATTCCCTCCTGTGTGTGTTTCCTACTCGTCACTGGCGGCCCATGCCGCCATGTCCCTGTCCCGCTGAATGGCCCGCTCGATGGCGTGCTCCCTGTCCCGTTCCGCCGTCAGGCAGTCCCGGCATAGCTCGCCCGTGGCGTCGAAGATGCCCTCCGATGTGTCCACCGACACAATGACCTCTTCTCCGCACCGACAGCACTCGCAGATGACCGTCATGGTCGTTTGTCCCCCCCTTGATTATCACAACCGCGCCTTGCCTGCCACGCCGTACCCCACCTAACTAAACCGAACCTTGCTTTGCCGTACCACACCTGCCGTACCGGGCCGCACCCAGCCTTGCCCTGCCGTGCCGTGCCACACCTGCCATGCCTTGCCTCACCGCGCCTTACCATGCCGCACCCAGCCGCGCCTAGCCACGCCAAGCCTCACCTGCCGAGCCCCGCCCCGCCAGGCCACGCCGCGCCGCGCCGCACCCGGCCCCGCCCCGCCTGCCTAACCACGCCGAACCACGTCCCGCCAGGCTTGGCAAAGCCGCGCCAGACCACGCCGTGCCTTACCTGCCATGCCTTACCATGCCAGGCCCCGCCCCGCCCTGCCCCGCCCCGCCGGGCCTGCCACACCTGCCATGCCTTGCCTCACCGCGCCTTACCATGCCGCACCCAGCCACGCCGTGCCAAGCCAAGCCGCGCCTGCCGAACCCGACCATACCGTGCCTCGCCGCGCCAAGACTCACCTCGCCTCACCTGCCGAACCAGGCCCCGCCTCACCCGACCAACCAGGCCCGACCCAATCAGGCCGTGCCGAGCCCGGTCAGACCCTTGGTCACACTCGCTCGAACCGGCCCCAACCCAACGCGCTCGACCGCTCAGGCCGCCCCTCGCATATCCCCACGCCCCACCCTGCCTGATCCACCAGGGCGAGCAGTTGCTCACGGCTCACGATGCGCGGGTTGTACTCGATCCGCACCCGCAACTGCCATGTCTTGTACTCTGGCCGATAGGTCAGACCCCGCGTGTTGATCCCGATTGTCACGGCGTCCTCACGCATCTCGCCCACCGCAGGCTTGCCGTCGTGATCCTCAATCGGCACTAAGGCCGACCCAGGAGACGCAACACTGTCCACGAAGACCGCTTGCCGCAAGCCGACCTTGGTGATGTCATCAAAGGCCGTCGCCGCGCTGATGATGGACTTCTTCAGCGCCGTAATCGGCGCACACTCCCGGCCCTCACCGTCCACGTAACGGGCCGCGAGAAACTCCGCTGTCGGATCGCGTTGCTCCTTGGCTTTCTTGGCCTTCTTCTGCTGCTTGTCTCTGATCTCCTGCTTCGCCTTTTCCGCAAAGGCGTGAATCACCAATGGTGATCCGTTCCGACCCCGCAGCTTCAACTCGATGGTTTGAATCCCGACCTCCGCACTGTTCCGCTTCTCGTTCATCCTCTCTTCTCCTCCTTTATGACCGTGATATGCGTCACGTTCGCGTCCTTCAGAAAACACAGAACCTCCTCCACTGGAAGCCTCTGGTCACTGCTTTCCATCTCGACACGGAATCCCGGCACCACGTCAAAGACCGCCACCGTCCAGACCGTCGAAAAGATACATGGCCGCTTGCGGCAGTACAGGACTAGTCTCATCGTGTCACCTCCAGTATCACGAGCACCGTGACCAGGACCAACACGACCCCCGCGAACAGCCAGTCCCCGGCCCGCCAGGCCGTCCCCCGCCGGTGATGCCGCCGACAGGCCAGCGTCACCGGCCCAGTCCGACCCGTCGCCGGATCGTAGGCCACGACGCAACCGCAGGCCAGGCCCAGGGTGTACGTGCGGTTCTGTTGGTTCATTGCGCCCTCCGTGCCTTCCTTGCGGCCTTCCGTGCGGCGGCCTCCGCATCCGCGTTCCACCGGGCGACCTGCATGAACACCCGCGCTAACGGCGCGGAGTACCACCGGCGACGGCCCTCCTCTCTGAATGAGATCACGTCCCCCGGCTCCAGGGCGACCACTAGGCGGCGGCGGACGCTCTGGCACTGGCCCACGGTGCGCCGCCGAACCGTTTCGCGTAAGTCGGTCATTGTGCCCCCTTGGGTGTCAGTATCCTCAGGAACCCGCCGTCATTGCCCTCCTCGTCACACTGTATCCATGCAACTGTACCATCAGAGAACTCCAGCCCAAAGAAAGGATCATGCCGCACAACCTTTGACACTGTGCGGCCAACGAGCTTGGCGTACTCGCTTCGCTCCCAGTCAAGCCGCATGCGCTTGGCAATCTGATAGCTCTGCTGCGATTGCATCTTTTGTAAGAGTTGCTCCTTGTTTGCTGTCATTTCGCCCTCCTCTTTCAATGTTTTCGCTGCTCACAAATCCTCAGAGGAAGCATAAGGTGTGCCAAGTCAGCGAAGCAGTTGTAAGTCGTTGCGTTGCAAGGACTGTCGGAAAACTTTACACTGTTTTTTGCGCGGTGGGGCGTAAAAGTGTCGGTTTTCTTTACACTTTTTTCGTAAGTCGTTGCGCTGCAAGTGTCGGTTTTCTTTACACTTTCTGGAAAACTTTACACTTCTTTGTAACCCGTTGCGCCGCAAGCGGGAATATGGACAAATCCGGTAGGGATTTCGCCCCACAGCAAACCCCGTACCAATATGGAGCAGGAATGTACGATTGTGGCCGTGATCTGGTCGGCCGTGAATTAGGTCGGGTCTGGTCTAGGCCGTGCGGCCAAGGCCCGCGCCCCGTTGTCCAGTTGCTCGGCGGCCAGCCACAGCAATTCAGGATCGCCGCCAACCGTGAGTTGACCGGCGTAGTACACTTTCGGTCGGGCGATGGTCGCCAGGATTTTGCCCGTGACGTGGTAGGGCTTGATCCGTTCCAGCAGGTTCACGCCCGCCTCCTGGTAACAGGAAAAGACCCACTCATAGCAAAACCACTTGTTGCTGTTGACGAACCAATCCCGCCGCCCGATGAAGTTGAACAGCGCCGACAGATCGTACTTGTGTCCCTTCGTCTTCTCGTAGAACCGGCGCATCAGGTGAACAACGTCTGGCGTCTCCTCTGGCACATGGAACAGGTCAATCTTGGTTCCGTCCTTGTAGCCGTGGCCGATGTCCGCATCCTTGCCAACGCACTTGCGACCGCGAAACGCCCAGGTGGAATCGCAACTCTCATGGCGTTCGATGTCCAGCCATTTCCCGTGCGACCATTTATCGCCCAGGCCCTCGAACCACTTGATTGTCTTGCTGATGCAAGCCTGCCCCTGGATCAGCGCGTACATTGACGACCTCCCTACAGCGCGTCCGTGATCAAGTCCACCTTGCCCACAACATTCGTCACAACCGTCTGCACCTGCGCCAACTTGGACTCCGCATCGCTCAACTTCATCGCGTTGCCCTTGCCCACGAGCACAGCGGTTACGCTGCCCGCGACAGTGCCGACGATGCCAAGCAGTTGCAGATAGTTGACGAGCGACATGCGCCGCTGGTATGCCGAGCTTGGCCGATTCGCCACAGCCTTGCGCGTTTCTTCGTGGACAATGGCGCGTATCGCTTGCTTGTCCTTTTCGGTTAGGCTCATCTTGTCAACCTCTGAAACAGCACTGGCAACAAGGCCGCGCCGACCCACCCCGTCACCACGCCTATCAGTCCAGCGATTGCCGTTGCTCCAGCCATGCGGACTTCTAGCGCCCTCGTCCGCTCAAAGTGCGCCTCACAGCGTTTGGCAACCTTTGTCTCGATGCTCAGTATCGCCGCAGCTATATCGTCCACGCGCTTTGACGAAGCGGTGAGTTGCTGCGCCACGCGCTCCTCAAGCCGGGCGACCTGGACGGTCAGATCGGTCAAGACCTCCCGTATAGGTTTGGCCACGTATGGAGTCATGCCGTCACCCCTCCATGTCTCGCTCAGAGGCCCTGCTGATCGCATAGACCACAAGTGCCGAGACAGCAGCCAGGGCTAGCAGCAGCAGGACGGTCAGCGCGTACTCCAGCATCGTCATGTCGCCCTCCTCATGCCTCCGGCCAGTAGTGGAACCTCAGCGTATCCTTGCGCGGCGCCGTGAAGGCCACGCCGCGCTTGATTGCAACGGGCGTGCTCGTGCTGTTCGGTTGGCAATACCACAGCGGCCAGTACCGCCGACCGGCCCGCCCGATGATCTCCGGGGCCGTGAAGGTCATGGTCCCGTCCGCGTTCCGAACGCCCGTGATCCAGTCCATCGCCAACTCCGTGATGAACTTGCCGTCGTTTGTCTTCTTGCCCTCCGACGTCACGTCGCCGCACAGGGCCCGGCAGTCGAACCCGAACTTCATGGACACCTCGCCCCCACGGTCGCACGCATCCGGCTGGCCGCTGACCGCCAGGGCCGGAGTCCCGCCCGGATCAGGTGGCCGGCCCGAAGCGGCGTTGGTCGCTGTCGTGGTCGGGTCAGGAGGGTCCGCATCCGGGCCGGCCGAAATTGTCTTGCCTTTCACCAGGCCGAGCCATCGGGATAGGTTATTGACGATTCCACTCATTTCGTTTCTCCACTCATTTCCGTTTCGTTTCCGCGGTGTCCTCAATAACTCGATGCTGAAACACTGATGGAGCATGGTGCCGTGCTTGTGCTCGTGTTGTTCGTCTTGGCCCCAGTCGCAACGCACATCAAGTAGGAGTTCGTTGCCGGGAAATCGAACGGTAGCATCTGCGATGTGACAGGTACACCATACCCCGCCGCGATAGGGTAGGAGAAATTGGTCCCCGTTGACACTACCACCCCGCCCGTCTTGTAGGCGCAGATTGCGCCTGAGTGCCATGTCGAGGCGAGGGGGTCACTGACGCGCACGGACGCCGAGGCGTAGCCACGGCACCGCACAGACGGGAACCAACCAGTCTCCGCCGCACTCCAGTTCCAGCCAGCGTTGACCACTATGGTCGTCGGCTGGAGGGCCGTATTGGTCGGTGCGCCCGGAGTCAGGCGCGACACCGGATCAACAGCGTAGAGGATCATGGCTTGGCTGTTGGTCGAGGCCCCGCCACCGCCCAGGACAAAGGAATTGGTGTCGGCCTGCGTGAGCACGTTGGTGCTCAAAACTTGCGGATACTGTCCGAAATTGATGGATCGCGCATCATTCGTTTTGGCATACTGATTGGTCTCGCTCGCTGCGTTCACGGCACCGTTACTAGACCACTCTGCGATCACGTAGGCCGTCGTGCCGGTCGTGCGGGCCACGGTGTCGGTGACGGAACCGAAGTGCAGATCGAGCAGCGCGACCTGGTTGCTCACGTTCCAGACCCCGTTACTGGACCATTCCGCAACGGCCAGGGCCACGGCCCCAGTGGCCCGCGCCACGGTGTCGGTCGAGGACCCGCCGGCCACGATCAGGTTGCTGATGATCAGCATGGCCTCGTCGGCCCAGTTGGTCGTGACCGTGTTGGTCGCGGAGACGATCCAGTAGATTTGGTTGGACACCTGCAAGTCTGCCTCATCCACAAAGTTCGTCGAGGCCAGGCCGTTCGTTCCCGCCTCCGCCGTGATCTGGGCCAGGATGTTGGTGCCGCCGGACGCCAAACTGGGCGAATCAACCGCGTTCGTGAATGCGACGAAGTTGTTGCTGATAGACTGACCGGACGCCTCCACATCCTGAACCTTCTGCGTTGCCCAGTTCCAGTTGTTGCTTTCTGGCAATGACACAGACCCCCCGCTCTGCGCCGTGATCTGTGCCAGGATGTTCGTTCCGCCGGAGGTGAGGGTCTGCGCTTCAAGGTTGGTGGCAACAAGATTCGTACACGCTACCGACGTGAAAAATGACGTTCCACCATACACCTCCAACTCGAATGGGCTGTTTGTGCGAAACAGATAAAACGTTCTGTCTATATTCGTCGGCGGTGTGTTGATCAAATCCCACTGTCGCGCACTGACGAGATACTCGAAATTGGATGGGCAGACCATGAAGCACTGATCCATAGTTCCGTCCCTTGCGAGGTCTTGAACATCGAGTAGGCGTGGTCCCCCCAGCGGATCAGCGTAGTTCATCCCAAGTATCGTATGGCACACGTCATTTGGCCCCCAGCGTTTCGGCCAGGCGAGAAGACAATAGCTATCCATCATTTTTACCTCTGTCTGGGAGCTAGCCTGGTCTGCATCGTTCCACTCATGCACACCAATGCCGTGATACGTCAGGTTTTGTCCTTCTGGGTCGATTCCAAAAGCGGCATACCAGCCGAAAGTGGCTGGATTGCTGATGATGACGGTGGATTGGAATGTATTGGTAATGGCGTTCGTACCGCCGAACCAGTTATGGCCGCCCAGCCCCGCCAGCCCGTTCGTTTGGTCGGCCTCCCACGGAATCTCGTTGGTGCTGAACGCCGTGGCCGCCAGCGTCCCGGTCCGAGCGGCTATCGTCACGTCAACGAAGTTGGTCGAGGCGAGGCCATTGGTGCTCGCCAGCCCGTTGGCCTCCCATGGTATCCCACTGGTCGTGAAGGCCGTACTCGCCAGCGTCCCCGTTCGGGCCGCAATAGTCACATCAACGAAGTTCGTTGAGGCCAGCCCATTGGTGCTCAGGCTCACGTCCAACACGACGCGCCCGGCGGTCCCCGCATGGAATGCCATGTTGCTCCCGGCCGTGTAAGGCCCCGCGGTCGCAAGGTTCTGATGGTTGGAGTATGCGGCCCAGTTGATATTCGTTCCCGTCGCCAAGGCCAGTTGCCCCTGAATGGAAATGTCTTTCAGGAGCACTAGGTCGCCGAACGCATAGGCCAGGGTGCTGGTCATATTGGCTACCCGAATGATAAATTCACAGGACCGCGTCCCGCTATTCGTCGCCAAGTGGGTCGGCGTCAGGCTGAACAGCACAGCGCCGTTGGTCGCGGTCTCCAGTGCGCCCGTGGCCGTGACCTTCCAGAGATTGCCGGTCGGCGCTGAATACGTGAATGTCACGTCAGTGGCCCCGGTCAGGTCCAACGAGGACGCGCCCTGCATGAAGCGCCATCCGAGCAGTTGCGAGGAGTTCTGCATCATGGTGAGCGACCGACGCGCCGCCGGGAGGCTGACGTTGCTGGTGTAGTCCTGGCGCGGCACAAGCCCCGCGCTTGCTGCCCAGGGAAGAATCAAGCCCATGATGATCAGCAATCTTCGTTTCACGTTTCGCTCCCCTCAGTCAACGTACTGCAATCCATTCTTTTTGTCACTATCCCATTTGAGCAAAAACCACAATCGCCCATTGCGCCCCCATGAAAATCCGTAGTATGAGTCAAGAGCCGGTCCGCCCGGAAAGCCGCGATACCACATGCCGTCCGCGGATTCAGATGGATCAGGCGGCGCGTTCGGCTCGTCAACCCCTCCGAGCGCGTTAGGCCAGATCAAATAATCACCCGCTGGATTCGTTGCGATTGTGCCAGCCGTCTGCCATGCGTTGCTCGCAACGTAAGGTAGCGCGTTGCTGTCCCAGATGCGATGTCCGCTGCCGATGAATCCGCTATATGCCCATATCGAAACCTCTGCCGCCTTTGAGTCGATCAAATTGGTTGCCCAGTTCATCGCTGGTTTCCATGCTGTCGCGTATGCCTGCCCCTGAAATTCTTGAACCCCTGCATTGCTCGCGCAGTAATAAAAGAGGTGTGGGTCCATATTCAATGCTCCGCTCCGTGCGACGCGCCCGCTCCAAGTTGCCGTCACGTAGTCCTGCGCGTGCTGCCAGGTATCCGTCCATTGTATGCTATCCCCGCCCATCCACCCACCCACCCATACGTTGCTCATTACCGCGTCGTCATTGGTGTAGAGGTCGAGCGGCTTGACGGTCCATCGCAGCGCGTCGATGGCCGTATGGAGTTGATCAAACAGCGCGGTGCTCGGAGTCGCGTAAGGAGTTGTGGAAATCGACCCACCGAAAAAAGGGTCATATAGGTTGAGCAGCGAATCTCGCGTGTAGATCGCTGGTGAGTTTGTCCAGAGCAGACGCACAATATCACCCGTTTGCGGCACTCCGATGCAGTTCGTAATGACGACATCCGCGAGCCTGTACCAGCGTTCCGTGGAGATTTCATTCGTGGGCGCCGCCCCGTCCTCATTGCTCGACAGGTAGATCACGCTGCCAGTCGCGTAGGTCCATGTCCCGTTCGTTATGTACCGCCAACCGTATGGCGTAATCCCCACCGTGGCGAGGTTGTAGTTGGTCCCGCGTTGCGCGTACTGCCAGACCGGGAAATCGGAATCCTCGATAATCCCGAACAGCGGCGGATGGTGCCAGCTCGGCGGATTGGAGTACTGCCCAACTAGCGGCCCAGCGAATCCCTCGCTGCCCCAGTACGGCCAAGCATACACGGCGTCGTTGTGGTAATCATTAGAACTTGGATATGACCAGGTGAACATTTCGACCGGAGCGTTCGTCCGCTTCGATTGCACCAGCCAAAAGGCTTCGCCGTTCGTCAGTTCGCCCCACTTGTTCGTTGATGGATTCAGTACGCGCCCGAATTTTTTGTAGTGCATGGCATTGATCAACGTCAGGATCGGATAGTTGCTTGGATAGTGTCCAGCGCCGTCAGTGCGCGTCCACCAGTTCGAGGTATCCGCCGTCACGAGATTTGTCATCACCCATACGCCCGAGGCATAGAGTAATCCGACCTCATGCAACAGGCTCAGATAATCCACAAAGCTGAATCGATGAAAATTCGTGCAGGTTTTGCCATCAATTCCGGTGAGCGTCCACGCCCCGTAAAACGCATTGGTCACAGTGACATTGGTGTATGCATTATTTGTCGCCGCATCCCTCCCGACATACACATTCCGCTCAGTCTTCACGGCGCATAGCCCGCTTACAGCGGCACCGCTGCACCAGACCCGTTCGTTGAAGCTCGTGATGAACTGTGCGAAAAAGAGATTATCCGTCCCCATCGAAACGGGGTCCACATCGTTTGTCCCCAAGGGCAATTTGTACCAGGCGCTCTCAGCCCCGATACTCAGCATGAGCAACACCATCAACGCCAATAGTGGAATGTGTCGCATCAGAACACCGCATGGATGTGGAATCCCATCCGGTAATCACGGGAGAGTTCCCAGTGCGGCAGATCGGTGACCTTGACGAACTTGTATAGTAACATGCGTGCATAGCCGCCGCCGCTCGTGGGGAGCGTAGTCTGTCGGTCAACGCCGAAGAGCACTGGCGGCTGCTTCGCGCAGAAGGCGAACACATATTCCGTGTCACCTATCAGTGTCAACTCCGCCTCCGGCACAACGTAGGTTCCGATTTCGCCCAGTTCGACCACCCCTTCATAGATCGTGAGCAGGCCCGCACCTTCCAGCCGGAAACCGAATGCTTGAAGCTGCAACGGGACCGAATATGGATGATCAGACCGCCGCGGCGTGAAGACGGAGCCGCGTGGACTCCGGGTGAACGGACCAAGAGGGCGACTCGCCCGTGCGCTTTCACTGATGCGTCTGATCTGTCTTACGCTGACCATGAGTGGGGATCCCACGTTCCGCCGAACAACACTGCGCTGACGTGCTCGCCTCCGTAATAATCGTAGGCGACTTCATATTTCCGTGTGCCACTGATTGCCCGAATCGTGGGCATCCGCTTTACCCATTCCCATTTCCCAGCCTCGTACACATCATCGGTATAAGGGATCGTCAACGCGATGTTTCGCTTGAGCCGTTGCAGACTGTTGATCGTTTTTACCAAGTTCGTAGGCGGGTCAATCGCCGGGTCCGTCGCATTCGCATCAGTCTTGTTCAGGCTGATGATTCGATTCACTCGCTTCCAACTCACTTGGAGAGTCGAGCGGCTATCGGTAACGATTGTGTTACGGAGTATTGCCCCGCTCTCGATATAGTTCTCGATGCCATTGCTGCGCATCGCGTAGTAACGTGCCACAATCTCGGGCATGGGTCCATCGCTCCCGTTATACCGCATTCCACTGGCGAGCATCTGATCACAAACTGCATACTCGGTAGCGAGTGAGATCGACTGCGCAAAATACGGATGCTGACGCAAATCCCTGACGTTGTCCCATGGCAACAATTCCCAGGTCGTGTTATCCAAATTGGTGAAATTGGTAAACGAGTCCGTGATGAGTTTGGTCAACGTCACTGTGCGTTTGGCAGTGCCGCCAGCCTGGTCAAGTTCGACGCTATCCCATTGCGTGTCCGTCTTGTAGGTCGCGTAAGCAGCTAGCGCTTGCGTCTCGGCCCCCTCCCAGGTCTCAACACAGGTTTCGCCATCCTTTGCGGAGTAGCGATATTTCCGCGAGACAAGCGTCAGGCCCGTCGCGCCTAGAATGATGGGGTCGGCTGTCGCCATGTCAATCCTCCAGGATAACCGTTCCAGCGGTCTCGCGTTCCTCAGCGCCTTGCTTCCGTATGTCTTGCAGGGCCTTGTTCATTTCCTCCTCGACCCGCAGACTGCGCTCCGCCACGCTGAGCGCCTGGTTCATGCGGCCACCAGCGCCACCGATCATGTAGCCCAAACTTGCGGCAGCATCGGTCAATGGGGTGAAACCACCCGCGCCGCCACGGGTTTCTGCTCGTGCTGCTTCCACCGCCCGCGCCTCTGCGAGAAACGATTTGTTGATTGCGTGCGCGGCTTTATCGACAAGGACTTGTTCCTTCCTGTCCGCTGCGTATCTTTCCGTCGCTTCGCGTTCCTCACGGGCAACGCGGATTGCATCGAGTCGTGCCTGGTCGCGCCTCTCCATATCCCGCTGAATCCGAGCCTCATCGCCCTTCTCCCGAAACATCCCTTGCCTGACATCGGCCCATGCGGTGTTGAGAGCCAACTGCCGTTCCCACCGTTCCAGCCTATCATTAGTCAGATCGTAGAGCCGCGCACGGCGTTCCAATTCGGTCGATTGAGGCAATTCCCATTTCTGTGTCCCCGCTACCCCGGCGAGGCGAGGCCCGATTTTCTCGCCTACAATTTCGGATAAAGCTGCTGCCGCGTGCGGCGAACGCACCCCTCGCAGCATCATCGTGAACAACTCGGCGGTATCCTTCGTCTCGATGTCGGACAATGAGATGCCGAGCCTCTCCATCGCTTCCGTCAATTTCGGTGTTGCATCGCCGCTATTTAGCTCATTCTGCGCCTGCGCGACTTTTTGCAACGCCCCTGCGAGCCGCTCTGCGCTGATGCCAGCCTCCGCCATCATAACCTGTAGGGCATTCAATTTGTCCACGGTCGTACCTAGTTGCTCGGCCTCATCAGCCATGCCCGCCAGCAGTGCCGATCCCTTCTTAGCCTCTTCCCAAACCCTTTCCGCGATCTGAAGGGCAAGCTGAGCACCGACAACACCCCGAATCGACTTGCCAATGCTTTCCATTTTGCCCTGAAAGGTCTTGGCTTCGGCGGCCATCCGCTGTAACCCTGCCGTGAAGCCGGTCGAATCGAGCGAGGAGGTTGTCTTGATGGTCGCCATCAGTTGCGCTCCGCTTGCGCGAATTTCAGCTTCGCCTCTGCTATGGCCTTCTTCGCATCCTCGACTTCATTGCCGACTAGTTCGCGCCCCTGCTCTTCGGCAGTACAGGCGCAAAGGCAGGCACCTTCATTGATCGGCATATCCCATGCCTCCGCCAGCGACAACGACGGAATCGCCGTCGCAAGATTATAGACGACGCGAAACGGCCAGGGCACCTTGCTGCGCCGTGCGTCCTTGGTCCTCCAGATTTCCGGCGCTCTGAGGTAGGTCGCCAGATAGTCAGCGCATTGCAGCGCGATGCTCAGGCGTTGTCGCTCATGCCATGAGTGCCAGCCGACCCGGAACCGTAGCCAGCGCGACCGGCCAAACCTGTCAAGGGTCACGAGCCGCCGCGCATAATCGTCATGGCAGATCAGGAGCAGCGTCAGGTAATCGGACCATGAGCACGGTTTTTCGGTGAGAAGCGGCGAGTCCAACATCATCAGGGCAAAGGCATGATGAAATGCAAATGGCCGGATGGTCAGGCCCGCTATTCGCCTATTCTGCGCGAGTTGCGATTCCTGCCACACGTCCATTTCATCCCCCCACCCCTACGCATCCACATACGTCATGGACGCCTCTTTGATCAGGTCAAGTGTCCAGCGCGTCACGCCGGAGTTGACGGCAGAGCTGGATGCGTCCACAAAATAGGCCGCAGCCGCACCGCTTACGGGCGTGACCGTCATCACCTCTCCTTTGGCCGGCGGCTCTATGGTTGTCGTGGTCGCCATCAACGCAATCGTTACCCTGTAACGGGTGCGCGGGTCTTGGATGATCTGCGTCACTGTCGCGCCGCGTTTGTCCTTGATCCCCGTGATATCGGCCTCTGGACTCAACTCGACTGATTCCAGGACGTGACCAATCGTTATGTCCGTCATCGCCAGGGCGAAATTGCCGAAGGCGATCTTCAGCGTTTGACCCATCTGAATTGCCGCATCGCTCATGGTCGGCTCCCCTTAGTAAGTCATTGCTTCCTTCTGTTCCAATTCAAGGTTCCATCTCGTTGCACCGCTACTGAATGGTGCCGATGAAGACTGAACCATGAATTTCTGAGCACTCGCATTGTCCACTGTGGTCAACGTGATGATGGTCCCCGGGATTGGCGGAATGAGCGTCGAATTGGTGTTGTCCAATATCAATGCCACGCGATAGATTTTGGCCCGGTCCTGCACCAGCTTCTGCACCGTAGCGCCGTTCTCGTCCTTGATCACCGTGACATCAGCCTCTTGCGAAATGTCCAGTGACTCTTCGATATACACATAGGTCGGATTCGTCACTGCAAAACTACCGAATCCGTACTTCATTGCTGTCCCGACTTCAATCGCATCGCCAGCAGCCATATTGCCCTCCCCGCCTCACTGGGCGTTGAGCCAGTATTCCAGACGCGCCGTTCCGCCCGTCGTCATCAGCATGACGTTCGTTGAGGCGATCGGCAGAACCGCCACGTCATTCGATCTCAGTAACATCGTCACGGTTACATAGACGTTGTTGTTCGTCGAAAGGTTGCGCCAAAATGAGTAACGCGGCGTCAGCCCCTCCGCGTTCAGGTTCGGCGCATTGACCAGGGAATTAGTAGTCGTGACGAACTGAATCCCATAGTCCGCTGATTTCCCCTGTTGTGTCACTTGGTACGCGCTGACCTGCCGGGTCAGGGAGAAATTGGCATTCTCGACCTTCAGGACTGCCGTGACGTTGATCTCGTCAGCCGCAATCGCTGACAAAGCGAGCAGACATGTTATGACCGCAATTCTCTTCATATCAACCTCCGCCCGATGGGGCCATGTAGAGGACGCCGCTATACGTGCAGACAACGCGGTCCTCATCAATCGCGTCTTCGGATTCCTCCGGTCGCCAGGTGTAGGCGCGGAAATCCTGCACCCCCGATTGATTCAACTTGTCAGCCACGTCCCGATTCATCAACGCATCTTCCACGACGCCGCACCATACTACAAACGTGTCCTTGTCGTTGCTGGTCGATGTCAGGTCGTGTGCGTTCCCGATCACGGCGATATGGACCGTGACGAACATATTGCCCGTTGCTACTCCGCCGATATCGCCCTCGCCGAAAACTTCTGGCGCCGCTTTCTCCGCGACTATCTGAATGCGCGGCACGGTCAAGTCCGCACCTGAAAGCCCCTTGAAAATCGGAAGCTCCTGCGTGGCCCCAGCCTCATCGACATAGACAAGCAGATCGCCCCGATTGCGATTGATGAGCGCCTCTATCGCGTCTTCGCTTTTGCGCTTGGCCTTGTGATACGGCGCTGCCATGTCAGAGCAGCCCTTTCTTCTGTGCGCGATGTATTTTCTTCCAGGTCTTTTCGATATCCCCATCAATCAATTTCTGGATCGCCTTTTCCCGCGCCTTGGCCGTGCTCGCCAAGGTCCGCACTCGACACATTTGCGAGGCGTAGGAGACTTTGTTTTCCGCATCGAGATGCCCTTGACCGGTATCCCGCAAATTGTCCGTGACCGTGCCGTATCGTTGTCCGTGCCGGGCGATCCATTCCGGCGGCGGACGGCCTTTGAATTTCGTACACATCGGGAGCCAACCGGCCTTGACCTTCCCGACATGGCCCAGCGCCCACCGTACATAATCATCCATAGTCCTCGGTCGCACGTGCATCTTGTCCAGGAATTTCCAGCGCCCCACGGTCGCCCATTCGTCCGTCTTCGGCACATGACCGCTTTGCGCATTTCGAAACCGCAGATGATGCCGCCGCATGGTTCCGATCGTTGCATCAGGTCGAAACAGATGTTTCTCCACGCCATAGACGACTTTGCGACCTCCGGCTTCTGGATGCCGCGCACCAGACAGGTCGGCGATCTCCACGGCGATGCCGGTTGCCCCGCTCTTGCGCGGGTCCATCTCCCACCACTCATAGCTGGGCTTGAAGACCCTAAACAGTTTCATCACGTCAGACTTGACGGCCCGCGAAATCAATCGTTTCGTTCGCTCGCTCGTGCCTAGCGGATCAGTGCGCCGGATGAGATCCTCGCCCCAAATGCCGAATTGCCAGCGGAGAATTTTCCCGACGTTCAATCCATAGCGCCGCGCAAACGCCTTCACATGCCGCTTGAAGTCTTCAGTGTGCACCGTAAAGACTGAATCTCCAGAATCTCCACGTCGAACTGTTGTCGCCGTCGCCATGTCAATGCCCCGTATCATCCAGTGTCAGCGTCACGCTTACGGCGTCGGGAGATTCCTGTTTTGCAATCACCCGTTTCCATACGCCGCCGAGTTGCAATTTATCCCCCACGTCCGGCACACCGCCCGTAAATTCGCTGACCACACCAACGACCTGCGCGTTTGCCGTTCGGAGAATGCCGGGCAACTCCGCCGCTTCCGACTTGCTGATTTCAGTGGCCGCCACGCTCAGAGTGACCGCCCGAAATACAAGTGTCGCAGGCAAGTCGGCAATCACCGCCTTCAGATCGGTCTCAGACATAACAGCGAAAGTAGGCATTGCGTACTTTCACCGGCCTTGGGCCGAGCCGGGCAGCATAGGAGGACATGCCGCCTGTCTCGACCCTCGCCGGCTTGATGCTCACTTCCCTTTGCGCCGCGGCGACTCGGTTATCGGTGGGACGGTCGAACCGCAATGGAACCGCATCACGGGAAACGGTCGCCATGATGCTTGCACGATTCCATCCGTCACACCCATGATCTCGCCGCCGATCTGAACCGTGCCAGCGTGCTTCACGGTTCGCGCAGCCGCCAACACGGGGGCCAAACTCGGCCCGCAGGTCACGGCATGATGCCGCCCTGCCGCATCGCTCACTACGAGTACAGCGCTCTTCATTTCTCCTGTTCCCTCCAGGCTCAGCCATTGACCAACCGCACAATAGCATTCTGCCCGGCTGCGCATCCGTAAAGGATAGCGCACTCACCAGACAGCGTGCCGCCCGCATCGGCCTTGACCGTGTACTGGACCGTCAGACCGGAATCGGCATCCGTGATGAACCGGCGTTCCTTGATGTTGCCCTCGCCGCTCGCCATCAACTGCGACGGCTTCGCAGTGGCTATCAGAATCGCCGCGCGCCCAATGACCATGCCTCCGAGGTCTTCGGAGTTCGTGGGGATGTCCGTGTAATGCGCGACGTTCATGCCAAGCATCTGAGGCAAAATCCCCGTTGATAGGAAATTGTTGCCCGCATTGGCATAGATCAGCGCGATCTGGGACGTCCCGAATAGGTTTTGCGCATAGGCCGTGTTGAGCAACACATTGCGAGTCTGGTTCTTGATCTTCGCAACGCCCTTGCCCCACAGCGAGGCCAAATCCTCCTGGCCGAAATCACCAGGAGCGATGACCAGCTTGTCCGCATCCGCATCCCCGTAGGTCGCCTTCAAGACGAGCGTGAGGGCGTAGTCAATCACGTCCTTCGCGCACACATAGACCGCGCCAGCGGCCTTATCCGCCCAGTAGGAAGCGAGCAATTCAGACCGCATCGAACCCTCGGTGGCGTCCCAGGCCGCGCCGCGGAACCGCGACAGTGTGACCGACGTTCCCGCGACCGTGCCGCCAGCCGTGACGAACGTCCCGGCAGTCTTGTTGCCCACGCTCGGATCAGTAGCGATGGGCACATAGACCACATCGCTTGTCGTCTTCTCGCCCAGGTCGATCTGGTACGAAAAGAATTTCAGCAGCGGCACTACCGTCCGCAAAGCCGCTACGACCCTGTTATCAACCAGGGCCTCGTTGATCGTACTAACCGTTGTTGCCATGTTTCATCTCCGTTGTGAGTCGGCTCAAGCGAGCAGACCCAATTCTCTCGCGTGCTGGTTGCGGTATGCCTCCAGCGTTTTCGCATCAGCGCCCCCGCGCTGTAATTTCCTGTATTCCTCCTGTGCCTGTTCCGGTGTTTTCACATCCGCCGAACTTCCGCCCTCTGGCGTCGGTGACGCCTGACCGCGTGCGCCTGCGTCAACAAATGCTGGATTCGCCAAGGCGTTTTTCGCTTTGTCGAGTTCGGCTTTTGTCGCCGCGTGCGCCGACTGTTCCGCAGCCAACGCATCGACCGCAATGCACTTCGCCTTGTCCATCTGCGCGATCTGCTCACGCAACGCCGTGATCTCCTTGGCCGCCGCATCCAGATTCGCAGTCAGATTGCCGACCGCGGCGATGTGCTCCGCGATGGTTGCCTCATGCGCGGCAATCATCTGCCGCGCTTCGACAAGTTCCTGCACTACCGTCTTGGGCATCGCTCACCTCTTCGGTTCGTAGAAGATTCTGGCGTTGACCGTATTCGTCATGCTGGCTGCAACGCCAACACCCGTCACCTTGAGTTTCAGATTGCCACCGCCCATGATGCGCTCATAGGGTAGCCCGATCTGAGTGGTGATGACCGTTGCGCTGTTCGTTGAGTAGGTCAACGTCCCGCCCGTGTTATCCGTCGCCAATGCACGCGGGCGAAATACGTTGGTAATCCCGAACCAACCCGACACGTACACCAGTTTGTCCACGATGTTGGTGCCGTCGAATGTGCAGACCTCCAACGTGTTCGTCATCAGGTTCGCTTCCGTGACCTCGATCTTGTCGATCCAGCCCGGACACGCAATTGCGTCACTGTAGTTGGTCGTGTTCTTCGCAACACTGACCGTGACTACAGGCGTCACGTCGGCCCATGCGATGCTCACCGCGAGCAACGCGGCGAACAAACTACCAATGCACTTCCTCATTTCACTCTCCCTGCTCGTATTTGTTGCAACGCATCGAGGTCGAGCAACGCCTCCTGCGCCGTTGTGATGGAGTCCACCAATCCGTAAGCCAGGGCATCATGGACTCCAAAAGTCTGCCCTTGCATGGCGTGATCCGGCACCTGCACCGTACCTCGCCCGGTTGTTACCGCCACTCGAAATTGATTTCCGATCTCGTTCACGCTGTTCTGGAGCCAAGCGCGTTGCGCCTCATCAAGCGCCGTGCCCGGTACGCCCATCCCCTTGTATTTCCCGTCCCGCAGCAGTTCGACCTTGTAGCCCTGCATCTCAAAGGCCCGCGATTCATCAAGCAGCGCCAGGTAACAGCCGATTGCTCCAACCTGCGCGGAGGGTGTCGCGTAGATCGCATCACACTGAGATGCGAGCCAATACGCAGCAGAGCAGACCAGACCATCCGCATAACCCATGACTGGTTTCTGCGCGCGCGCATTGCGGATCGTCTGCGCCGTTTCGGGGACGCCCGTGACCAACCCGCCCGGTGAATCGAACATCAGCAGAATACTCTCCACCTCCTTATCATCCGCTGCCGTCCGAATCATCCGGTCGAGCACGTCAATGCTTGTGACCCCAGAATCGTAGAGCATTGAGGAGAATTTCCGTCCGATCACGCCCTCGACCGGGATGACTGCCGTAGCGCCGATCAGGTCATACACTTTCGTTTGCG